GGGTTGATTTTTGCCAGGTGTCGGACAAATTATTTTACGCTTCCCACTCGGGAAACAACAAGATCGGTCAGGTGTCATGGTCGGGTTCCGCGTGGGTGGTAAAAGAAGCAGGCGGGACGAGTCCCACAAACAGCAAATTTTTAACGAACAACGGTTACCGCATATTCGCTTATCAACCCAGCGACGATCAGATTTATGTCAGCGACATTCTCCCGGACGTTACGTCAACGGGAACGACCGACATTTTTAATAAGACGGTAAATCTTCCGTTTAAAGTCGGACTCGGTGACCCGGTCACCGGCATGGCAAGTTGGGTGGGGTTCAACCTAGTGGTGTTCTGTAAGAACTCTTGCTATGTGGTGGACACCAACCCGGTGGTCGCCGCTACCGGGGCAACCGCAACCACCACCGCCAATTTCACCATCCGCTCGATCTCTCAATCGGTGGGCTGCCTGAGTCACGGGTCGATTGCCCAAGTTGGCGAAGATTTATTTTTCCTCAGTCGGTCGGGAGTACGTTCGATCCGCCGCACGATGGAGGAGAACATGATTGCCTCCGATGTGGGTGTGATCAGTTACCCGGTGCAAGATGTGATCGACCAGATCAACTGGGCGCAGGCGCAAGTCGCCACGGCGACATTCTGGAACTCGCGTTACATATTATCGGTGCCGACCGGGTCGAGTTTGGTTAACGACACAACTCTCGTTTACAACACCAACACGAACGCCTGGATGGGTGTCTGGAGTGGCACGGTTACGGTTGACGGTACCACCGGCCTGCCGACCAGCACGATCAACCCGGTTGACTATGCGGTGACGCAGTTTACTGGCGGCAAACCGTTTTTGGTTAGCCTCGATAAAGTCGGCAACCCGCTTCAGTTCAAAGACTACGTCGAAGACATCAACTTGGTGGACACCGACTTCCAAGACAAACCGGTCACCACGTTTATCGATACCGGTTGGGAGGCGACTACCCGGGCGTTTACGTTTGGAGACCAGATGACATCGAAGGACGTTGAGTTTGCCGAGTTCGAGTTTGACCGGTCGAACGCCACACTCGACATCGGCGTAATTCTGGACGGCAGCGAAACCACGAACCTGGCGGACGAACTGCTAACCGGAACCGGGGTGTTTCGTTTAGGCACTCCCCCCACGGTTAGTCACCCAACGATTCCGTTCACACTCGGATCTCCGTTATTGAAGAGGTTTCGCTACTCGATGACGCAGTATCCGGAGTTCCGAGAGTTACAATTTAATTTCAAGCAATCCGCCCAGGCGGGTAGCGACAGCAAGTATCTCGCATTGCGATCTATCCATGCGGGCGGGTTTCTTAACAGTGTGGGGGTGGAATCGTGAAGATGAAATCGCCCAACCCAGATGCCATAGTTCTTAATGCGGTGCTTGAGGAAGTCTGTCTGGGCAACAGAGACGCATACGATTACATGTGGGTCTGGATTCAAGCGACCCGATTGATCGATGACTTGTTTGACGAAATTGACAAATGGAAAGATGAAAACACCTACGAGTTAGCGCAGAGACTTCTTTTTGAGTTACCAGCAAACAGATTCTTCTGCGCTAATTCGGCAGCATTGCTGCCACATCATTTGACGGTTTTAAATGCGTGGCGAGACAGCAACGAATGGAAGAAATCTGGGGACAAAGCAAAAGAGTTACATGCGTTCGTAATTTGCGAACAAACGGCAGATATTTTTATATTAGTTGCGTACTTAACTGGGGGATATAAACACATGAGAAAAGTAAGTTTAATGGTTCGAGAACTATTTCTGAAGGAGGAAATTTAATATGGGTGGATGGTTTGATTCAGATAANCCCGCCGCGCCAAACCTCGCCGGGGCGAACGAAGCGGGAGTGTGGGCGAACGTCGAGTCGCTGGGCATTCAAAAGCTAGTTGCCAACGCGGCTAAATTCGGGAAAAGCATAACGCTGAAAGTCCCCACGTTTGACTCTAAAGGCAACAAGCAACTTGATCCGCAAACCGGAGATCCTAAACTGCGAGATGTCACCTACGACTTCAAAGGCTACTCAGACGCGGACGCTACCCGGGAAGAGATGGAGTTCGGTGGTGAGGCCGCCGATTTCATGGCCAAGACGATGTTGGAGGTTCAACAGAAGTACGGCAAAGATTTCGTCAAGCAACGCATCGAGGAACTTAAAGCCGCTGACCCGACTGGGTACGAAATTCGTGAGATGCTGGGCGAAGCAGCAAAAGCCGATCTTGCACGGGGAACCGAGCTATCGCCTGAGATGGCAAAACAGGTTACCCAGCAAGAATTAGCCGCGCAGTCCGCCCGGGGAAACATCTACGGGAGCGCACCGGCAGCCGCTGAAGCGATGGCACTTGGTGATGCTGGGTTCCGAATGCGTCAACAACGCCTAGCGAACGCCGCCAGTTTCTTGAGCGGCACAACGCCGGTCGCCCAGTTCGGTCAGATCAGCGGGGCGCAAGCCGGGGCGAGTCCGTTCAACCCGATGGGCATTCAGTCGGGAATCGGGGTAAACCCCAACGCTGGGGCGCAAGGCCAGCAGTTTGCTACGAACGCCTACAACACGCAGATGAATTATGCGGCACAACAGCAACCGATTGGGGCGCAATTGCTTGGATTGGCAACCGGTGTAGCAACTGGGAAAATCGCAGATAAGTTACTTGGATGAGGAGTAAGATATGAGCGCAGGATCAGCATTTGCAAGTGGAGTTAGGTCGGGCCAGGCGATCTGGAATAGTGCCGTCAATAACGCGATGGCGGGCAAGCGTCTGGACATGCTTAAAACGCAGTTTCAGTTCGAGCAAGCGCAGCGGAAGAAGTCACTGGACAACGAGTTGGCATCGCAAAGCACGTTTGAGAAGTTCACGGAATATCTTCCTACTGCCGTTTCTTCTGGGGAAATCAACTTTTCTACCCCCGAAGGTCGGGAAATGTATTCAAATCTAAAGACATCTGTTGAGCCAAACATTAGTCGAGACCCGGCTACTTGGAAGCGATACGAAGCGTTCTCGAAAGAGTTTGAGAATAAAGAAGGTTATCCAGTTTATTTGGCGCAGAAGCGTAATCGTTTACTCACGATTGAAAATTATAAAACAGTCAGCGGCGAAGACAACCCGCTTTACAAGAGAGACAAAGATGGTGGGTTTGTTCTCACGCCAGACGGAGAAACGCAGTTGGATTTGCCTGCGATGAAGAACTTTGTCGAAGAAGACGCGCTTAAAAAAGAAGTCGAGAGAAAGAAAAAACTGCAAGAAGCGATGTACGGAGGAGGCGCATTTGAAAGTATGGTCATATCCGGTGCGCCAACCGCTGGGATGCCTAAAGAAATGCAAGCACCGGTTATTGTTGCTCGCCAGAAACGCTGGGCGGATGCGGTTAAAAGCAACGACACTGATACAATTATTGGGGCATCAAATGTTCACTCCAAAGCACCCGAAGGAACCGAGCGACAAACATTAGGTAAATATAAGTTTACACTCGCCCGGTTGGGGGAACTTAAAGAACAGTTGAAAGTGGTGGGTGACACCGGGCCAATTGTTGGGGTTTTCCGGGGGGCAAATCCGTGGGATGTTAAAGCGCGATTACTTCAATCGCAAATTACAAAAATTATTCCCGGTTTAGCGAGAGGTGTGTTTGGAGAGGTTGGCGTTTTGACCGATCAAGATGTGGCGTTGTATTCCAAAACGCTTGGCACACTAACTTCGCCCGAAGAGATCAACGAGCTTTTGACATCGGCGGCAATTAAAATGGTTTCTAATTCTTACGAGGACAAGTTGAGAGGCATGGCTGAAAGTAAAGTCAACGTTTCAGGCTTTCTTCCCGGTTTGGTCGATTTGCGAAACACAGCAAACGAAATCCTCGGAGTCGAAGACGAGGAACCGGCAGCAATCGAGGTTGAAAGTTTTACGCAAGACGGCAACACGGTGTCCATATCTGACGAGGATGCTGCCCGCATTGAGGCGGCAGCGGGTGGCGCAAAAACGATAAGCGTTCGGGAAGCTGGAACGGACAACATAATCAAAATCAACGTGCGAGGAAATTCTCCGACCGAAGAGACACCTCCTGCGCCAACATCAGAACCAGTTGCTGCGCCTGCGCCGAGACCCGACAAACCGATTGAAGACTTCAACGTGTGGAGTAACAAACAACTGGAAGACTTCCCCCCGCTCAGCGAAGCTGAAGCCAAGAAAGTTTCCCCCAACCGTAGGAAGTGGGAAGCGCGGCTTGAGTTGTATGAAACTCGACTTGCCGAGTTGGTTGCTGCAAAGCGCGGCAGAATCAGTCAAACCGCTGATGAGAAAAAACTGCGAGCGGCAATTGCTAAAGCGGAAGCTGCGTTGAAAAAGTTGTAATGCCTAAAACGTTCCAGATCGTTAAAGATCAGTTTACCCCACCCGCCCCACTCCCATCGACCACTCAGGCGGACGGACGGCAGACGTTTACTCTGGCGGAGGAGGATTTCCCCGAGACACAAAAACCGCTTACGGCAGATGACCCGGGGTATTTCGATACTGAACAAACTGGCAAGCAATCGTTCGAGCAAGTAGTCACCGAATTTGATCGTGACGGCAAAGAAGTATCTCTTCCGGTTTACGATGACGCGGGCAAACGACTTTACCGTCCGAAGTACGAAAAAGATTCCGGCAGGATGACTCACGATGAGCGTGGGGTGATGACCTACGACGAGTGGCTCAAGCAGAAGAAAGAAGGAGGCGACTGGTGGCAAGTGGCGAAAGACGCAGTGACACATCTTGCGGGAGGCTTCACCAAAATCCCCGGTAAGATAAAAGAAGAAGGCGTACTGGAAGCATCAGCGAATATCCCGGAGTCGTTCCTCGCCGCTATGGAAGGCGTGAGGATGCTCAGCGGGGGCGCGGGCCGACTTCTCGCAAAACCGTTCCGCACGGAGGAGGAGGAGAACAAAGCCGAGTACAACGCTTACGCGGAGTTCGGTGATCAGATATTCCGCCAGTTGGAGTTGCGGAAGTCGCGCATGGGCGATGTGGCGAGGATGTTTGGCGCGAAAGAGTTGGCCGAGGTGTACGATGACGGCATCGATCCCGAGGTAGCCGACTCGCTCAGTTTAATTTTCGATCCGACCTACCTGGTCGGTGGTGGTTTGGCGAAGGTCGGTGCGGCGGGAATGAGAAATGTTCCGAAGGTCACCAACAAGTACGCCAAACAAGTAATGGCGGCAGCCAGCAAAGCGGCGAACAGTAAGATCGGTGCGGCGGGTGGTAAAGTGTTAAAAGAAGTCGCCCAACGCGCAGGAACCCCGATCACTTCGTTTGTAAGTGGCAGCGGCAAAGCCGGGGAAATGCTTGGGCGCGGGATACAGCAAGCAAGCGAAAGAACCGCAGAGTGGGCAATAAAGAACCCCGGAAAAGCGGGAACAGCACAAGCTATCGTTGGTGCGGGAACCGGTTATTCGGTTGCCCCGGAAGGACAAGAAATTCAGTACGCACTTGGTGGTGCGTTTGGCGGCAAATACGCGCTTGAGTCCAAGCGATTCATCGGTGCAGGCGAGACTCTCGAAAAAGCCGCACAACGCATTGGAGGCGCAGCGGAGGCTGCCAAGATCAACTCGGTAAGAGTCAGCGGACTCGGGACGGTGGCGAAGACTCGAAAGATGAGCGAGGATGTCGCGAAACAATTCGTCAAGTACGACAACCGAGTAGCGAACAAAATTTTATCCGGTGCAGCAAAAATAGCGGACACCGCTGCCGTGGGTGCCGGTATGGGCGCGGGCATAGGTTCGCTTATGCCGACCGACCCAAACAATCCAGGATGGGCGGCAGGACTTGGTATCGGAACATTCGCCGCGCCTGCCGGTTTAGCTAGTGCCAAAGCGTTGAGCAATCTCGCCCGGGTAGAGATCAGTCGAGGAGGAGTGCCAAGCGCGGATGTGCGGTTGAGGATCAAAGAGACACCCGACCACCAACTGGCAAGCGAGGCAGTGGTCAAACGATTTACTGCCGGGTTGCCGGAGGAACAGCGTGTGAGGTTTGTCGATCCCGACCGGGGGTTAAGCGTTGACGATATGGCAACCCAGGCGGAAGCGGTGAACTGGGCGATGGGCGCGAAGCGGTATGCCGGGAAGGACGTTGACCTGTTTGTCGGCAACGCTCAGGAGGTTGTCGCGGAGACCGGGAATCCGTTCCATGAAACGGTCGCCGGTTTTTGGGATGATAAGACCAACAAGATTTACATAAACACCGATGCAGAAGTCTCGACGATGACACTTCTTCACGAGGTGTTCCACCCCACCGAGACCTGGAGTTCAAAACAAAAGAAACTTGATACTGAGATCGACGAAGTTGTCGATGTCGATCCGTTGCAAGATTTGCAGACCGACCTAGTGCAGATGATTGTCGGAACGTATGCACCTGACGGCAGCCAGATGAAAGCGGGGTTGTACAGTGCAGACGAACTCGGAAAACTAACTGATCAGTACAACAGCAAACTGTACCCCGATCAGACGAGCAACATAATTGCAAAAAAAGCGGAGATTGCGGCGGAGTTCAAAAAGTCGGGAGGAACGGACACCCCGGACTTGACGCTGATGAACCGGGAACTCGATGAGCTAACAATCAAGCAAGATGGTCGAGCCAAAGAATTGGCGGCATTCGATTTGTTACCGGAACCTGAAAAACGAAACTTTATTGCCCGAGAAATCTTGAGCGAACAGTTCGCCATGTTCGGGGAATCGGCCCGGCACGGCATTATCCGCAAAGCGCGGAACATTGTTCTCAAGAAAGATTATTTCCGAGACAAGTTCCTCGGTATGGAGATCGACAAGCTGAAGTTTAACACGCTTGGCCGAATGCGTAAGACGCTTGAACAAGTTGGCGTGAAGTTTGACCTGGCGGGCAACCCCCGAGGCGACATGACGGCAACAAGCGTCATCTTCAAAGACCCGAAGACCAAAAGACAGATGGTCGCAGATCCGGGGGTCGAACATCTAATAGCCCAGTATATCATTGAGAAAGACCAACTGGTCAACCGGGTGTCGGAAACGTCTGAGGTGGGTGGTTCGGAGATGACGTTCAAAGCGAGTGACGCGGCNAAGAAGAACGCAGACGGCACCCCGAAAGTTCCNAGAGCGATCATCGAGAGATGGGCGGAGTCCGGTTGGGTTAAAGTTTACAAAAGCAAAAAGCCGACCGACAAAAAAACAACCACTAAGAAGGCGACCGACGAAAAGCCTGATGACAAGAAGGCGACCGACGAGAAGCCGACCGACGAAAAGCCCGATGATAAGAAGGCGACCGACGAGAAGTCTGATGACAGTAAACTAAAAGACGGCGACATCCTCAACTCGACCGGAGGCAAGTGGCAGCCCGGTCAGCGTCCTGGGTTCACCACGGCAAAAGAAAGAACCCGGATGGACAAAGACCGGGTGGCGGCATTGGTTGCTGCGCTTGAACCAGTCACAAAGCAGATCGGGGATGACGAGGAATCGGTTGGTGCTGTTCGGTGGCGCGTAAACAAAACCGATGGCGGAAAGAATTTTTCCGGGAGTTACTTTGACGATGCCCAGATGAAAGCGATCATGGATGCACCTGATGACGTTGTTCAGCCTGCGTTCAAAGAGAACATCCGAATGATGAACGAAGCGGTGAAGACCCGCGAAGGTCAACCGTTCCTGGCGGACTACTGGAAAGCGATCACCGGGAAAGGCTACGACTCGAAAGCGCGGATGAAAGTTCAACTCTTCACGCCCATTGGTATGGAGATCAGTTCGGCGGGCAACTTTAATGCGACGATATTTAATATTGGCTACTTTGAGAACAAGATCAACCGGTGGTTGGGGCAGTCGGGCAAGAAGAAATTTTGGAAAGAATGGGCGGACGAAGATGGTCGCGTTGATGTCGATGCGTTTCGCCGCGATGTGAACGAATTACTTGGGACACACTTTGCGGATGACCGAAATGTGCGGTACCCGGACAACACCAAGAAAGAGAAGATGTATTCGTTCCTCGGCGTAAAACCGTTTAACCCGGGCCGAAAAGATTGGAACACATCGGTGAAGGATCGAAAGATGATCCAGAAGTTCCGGGCCGACCGAATGAAGAACCTCACCCCGGGGATGGGCGACAATTTCCCGATCAGCTTCGGCAAAGCGAAGGATAGATACATGCCGGGTGAAGCTACCCGCCCGCCGGTCGATGATTTAGGTTTTTACAGTCGGGTAGCCGAGGTGGCGGCGGGCGACAAGATTCCTGCCCGGGCAACCGGCGAGCAGATGCTGGCGACGATAGCCAAGCAACCCGGTGTTAAGAAGGAAGAGATTGCGTGGTTGGGGCTGGAGGAGTTCCTGCGCGGTAAAGATCGGGTGACGAAGGACGAACTGGGCGAGTTCATCCGGGAGAACGATGTTCGGTTGGAGGAGACGGTGTACAGTGGTGATCGATTTGATCCTGTTGACCCCAACAAAAAAACCAAACCTACTCAGTACGAAGATTACCAACTCCCCGGATCAGAAGATGGAAGCTATCGCGAGATGGTGTTGCGGTTGCCGGGGAAGAAAGAAAGCCTCAGAGATTTAACAGGTGAACCGAAAAAACTGCCCGCTTCTGATAGTTGGACATATGTGGATCAACCTGGGGTTAGTCATGTGTTACGATATGATAATGATGGCGAGATAGCGGTGATGGATGACGGCACTTATTGGGTTATGATGCACAACGACGATTCTGTCGTGAAAGACTTATCTTTGGCTGAAGACATACTCGCCAAATTTCTACGGTCTGAACAGGCGTTACCCCAATCCAAAAACTACCAGTCCTCCCACTGGAACGAACCCAACGTCCTGGCGCATGTCCGGTTCAACGACCGCACCGGGCCAAACGGAGAGAAGATTCTTTTTGTTGAGGAGGTTCAATCGGACTGGCATCGCGAAGGACGGGAGCGCGGGTATGCGAGGCCAAAGATAGCTGAGTTGCCGGACAGGTACATGGTATACAAAAGATTGAGCGATGATGATCCGTTCCGAGAATCAAACAAATTGCTGCTTTCAGATGACTCGGGCATCCATCACAACATGACTCGGCGGAATTCGCCGTGGGCAGTTGTTTTAAAAAACCAGTTTAACGAGAAGCGAAAACAAGTAGGAACAACAGACCCGAATTATTTATACCCCCCGACTGTTGCTGCAACCGGGGCAACCAAAGCAGACGCTATTGCGAATGCGGTTAAGAAGTATAACGAGGCCAGAGATGTTAGCGATGCCGTCCCAGACGCACCGTTCAAGACTTCATGGCACGAATTGGCGATGAAGCGCATGTTGCGTCATGCCGCCGAAAACGGATATGAGAAACTCGCCTGGATCAGCGGCGACGAGACTGCCAAGCGATATGACCTAAGTAAGCAAGTTAGAAAACTGGTGGTTTCCAAGTCAGATGAAACCGGAAAGATTGCACTTGATGCGGATGGAGAGTTGGTAGATTCCTCGATTGATCCGCAAAGGCTAGAGAGTTATGTCGGCAAAGAAGTGGCAAAACGCGCACTTGATATGCTTGAGAGTGAAAGCTCCGACATGGGCGGCAACAAGTCAGTCGAGTTAACCGGGGACGATCTTCAAGTCGGAGGTCAGTGGGCGAGCAATCTGTACGACCGCATGATCCCGCAGTTCATGAAGAAGTACGGCAAGAAGTGGGGCGCGAAGGTCGAGGATTTTAGTGTAGCAATCCCAGACGAACCGTTTCAACCCCGTGGGAGTTCTTTCAAATCCATCGACATCACGCCTGCCATGCGCGGCGATGAGGCGGGTAGCGTGGTGGGCGGCCAGGTGAAGTTCATGCCGGGTGTCGAGAAGTTCGACACAATCGAGCCTTCGATAATTTCCGAGTCGATCAAGATCAAGCCGGGTGCGTTTGACAATGTTCGGTTCATGCCTGGGTCGGCAGCGAAGATTCCGCTGGCGAAGGTAGCCGAGTCTGATCCGTTCATTATGTTGTCAGATCGGATGGCAGACATGGTTTACACAGTTCCAGGTTCGGGGGTCGAAATACCGATACACGGCGGCCCGGGGTTTTCCTATCGTGACGGTGACGCGGTGTGGGCATCCACAAAAAACGCCGCCAAAAAGATAGGCAACTACGTTGAGCGTAGCGGCAAGAACCGTGCGCTCATTATGATCCAGCGCGATGACAACCATGCGAAAAACAAAAGCATGGGGCAGATTTTTGTTGAGGAGTTGAAAGCGCGGGAGAAGAACATCACCAAGACCGACATGAACAAGATGCTTCGAGCGGCGAGTAAGCGGGCCGGTTTGAAGAAAGCGATTAAGAACCTGGGGGAACTTGAAGATGCTTACCGGGGTTGGGACTGGGATACTCGGGGAGATTTCTTCGGTCAGTTCGGTTTGGTAAACAAACCGCATTCGCCAATCGGTGACCCAAAAAAGCGAGGATTTTTCAATTATCAGCAAATCATTAAAGACACCACCGACCCGGCGTTGATAGATCTTCCAACCGGATCGGTGGTTGGGGCGATTGAGTTTGACGGTGGGAAGACTTACTCGGCAGGCGAACTAGGAACGGTTCCGCATACCAGTTACGACACAATGCTTAAAGGCCGAGGTCTGGGAATGTTCGAGAACCCGCCCCACATCAGCGAAATACTGGATGCACCCGAGAGTCAGCGTTCGGTGTTCACGTTAATGAAAAGATTCACTTCCCCCAACCGATTGAAAGAGGCAGCGCAAGCGGAAGCCGACAACATCATCAAGATGCCTGCCGGAGAGAAAGCTAAACGCAAAGATCGAGCGAAAGAAATCCTCAAGAAATTTATCGAGCAATGAGAAAAAAAGGCGGCCAACGACTGATGGAGATGGCGCGGGGTAAGTCTTCCCCGGTTATCGAGGAAACGACTACCGTCAAACGCTACACCGACTCCGACCGGTTCAAGCAACCGATCATGCATGAGGTCGGGCCAATCGATGAAGAACTCCCACCGGCACCCGCTAGGCGGGATCTCATCGGTAAGATGTTTCCCCGGTTGACAGCGGCGATGGATCTGTTCGGCCAGATGGACATGTCGCAGATCCGCCAGGCGCGAGGCGATGACGCTAGGAAGAAGATCGATGAAGCGGCTGGATCGGCACTGATGGACTCGGTTTTGGTCGGACAACTCGCAGATTTAGAGAATCGGCTTTCGTTGGACATCTCCCCGAAAAACGTGCCCGAGGTTCAACGCAAGCTGGACGAACGACAACTGAAGAGTGTGCTGACACCTATCGACGAGGAAAGTGCCTCACAGGCGATCCTCAAGCGACTACAGACCAACCGCACTAAATCGGACGATCCAGAGGTTCGTAAGGCTGAAAAGCTCGCTGAGATCGACACTCCCGCCAACCGTAAAGCGATAAAAGAGTTGGCCGGGGGTCTGGCAGCCGGGGCGCCGATCCTGGCGTTCGAGGACGTTGAGTTGGAATCGCTTCTTCCTCAGTTCGGGGTGGAACCTCCGACGAAAAAGAATCGGGAGGCGTTGCAGTTGCTGGTTGACGGGTACGAGGCTGAGACCGGCGAAGTGCGGACAGTCCTCCAGGCGTTGGTCGTTTTGAGCCACCGAGAGATGGACGAAGAATTTCATGCGTGGATGGCGGACTGATTTATGCCGAAGAAACTACATGCCGCTCTCAAGCGATCAGCGAAGAAACGGGGGTTAAGTGGTGAGCGAGCAAAAGCCTACACCTACGGGACACTGGGATCGGTCAAGCCGAAGCGGGCGAGCCGGAGAACTGGTAGTCGGCGCAAGGCTAATTGAGCTTGGGTTCGAGTTGTTCTGGCCGATCAACGACCGACCGTCCATCGATGTTATTTCCGTGTGGAAAGACTCGGTCGTAAACCGCGTTCAGATCAAAACAAAGAGTCTCCCCCGGGACACGCAACTGAGCCAGGAGGTGCGGGTCGGCGGCACCGATGTGAGAAAATATGATTTTCTTATTGCGTACCTAGTGACCCAAACCGCATTCTACGTCCTGCCCGCTGATCAGATCAAATCCAAGTCGAATATTTTGTTTTACCCCAACGGAAAAACTACAAAAATCGAGAACGATTACGAGTCGTTCCGAGATGCGTGGCATTTGCTCAAATAACCACCCCCCAAAAAAACTTCACTTTTCTTCATAAAACGTGTTGACAGGTGGCTACGCATGTGGTCTTCTCTTCTTGTGCCTGCGAAATGGGCGCATGAAAGAAAGCCATGAAAGCCATACTCCAAATCCCAATCCCCGGTAGCCGAAAGATCCAATCGCGGATCGAACGGTCGAAACGCGGGCAGTACAAGTTCCGCTTGAAGTTCGCCCCGCGTAAGATCGACAATATCCTCTCCTCCTCCGCCGACAACAAAGAAGATGCCGCCGAGGAGATCATCGGAGAGATCCGCAAACTCAATGAGGAGGAACCGGCGAAGATCAAAGCCCAACCGATGCGCTCGAACGGTTTGCACAATTGGCGCGAAATCTTCGCTATACTAGACGCAAATTCTGACAACGGTGACAAGCAAGTCTCCTCCGCCAAAACGGCAACCCGGCGCGTCCTGAGAGGCATTGGCGACACTGAGGAGGATTACCCACACCAAGCCACAAAGGATCGGATCGACACATGGTTCGAGTCTGAGGTGAAGCGAGGTAAGAATGTCGAAGACAAGTTGGTGATCAAGAAAAAGCTAAACAAGTCCATTGCCCAGGTGCGGTACGGTGTGTTCAAGAAGAACATGATGAAATACTTCAATCTCGGCCCAGCGTTTGACCTGAACACGATCAAGATCCTCAAATTCAAGCCGGTGAAGTATCGCCGCCCCACCGATGACCGTCATGAGCGGGCCGACCGGCACTTCCGTGAGGTGGTTAAATTCGAGAACCCGCTGATCTTCGGATTTTACCAAGTGATGCGGACATCCGCCCAGCGGAACGTCGAGGTGGGCTACCTCAAGCGGGATAATCTGCTGGAGGACGGCATCCTCAACGACCGTCTGGTGCCCCGTAAAAACGAGGTTGAGCGGGAGATTCCGTACCCGAATGGATTCACCGAGGAGGATCGTCAGTTTCTGTTAAACCTCAATCCGGGCGGCGAATACGTCCTGCCGGGCAGCGACTGGGATCGGCAGCACGGTTACAGCAAAAAGCTGAATGACCTCCTCCGTCCGTTCGGGTTCACGGCATACCAACTTCGCAAAGAGTGGGCGTGTCAATTGTTGAACGAGCAAAACGTGCCGGTGCATATCGTCGCTGAGATGATGGGTAACACCGTCCAGGTTCTGCTCGATTACTACGTTGCCGTGAAGAAAACCAAGTTCAGTTTGCAGTTAGGATAGCGTGTATTTAATGAAGAAACCAGAAACGGAACGAAAAAAATTATCATGTCATTACAAACTTACAGAGTGGCACCGAGAGAAGTTGAAGCGGTTGGCTCAGACCGGAAGACGCACGATGACCTCGGTTATCGAGGAACTGATCGAAGGCGCGAGGTGATTTACACTGTGCCACTTCAGTTCAGGATACTCCATTGGTTTTTTGTCAGTGGGGTGGTGTCGATAATCGTTTTGTTGGCTTTTAGTTGAAAAACAATGCTTTGGATGAATCCATCCCCCCGCTGTGCTGAATGCGGCGAACTCGACACGTCCGACGATTGTGTGTGTTGCCGTGACTGCAACAGTTCACCGTGTGAGTGCGAGTGTGACGATTGTGGCGAGCTAATCGAAAGCATGTGTGCGTGTGGCGAGGAAAAATAATGTGGATATTACCGAAACCAATCATCTCAGCTTTTGCGCCGGATACGGAGGCATTGATCTCGGACTCCGACGAGTTCTCCCAAGTTGCAGAACAGTCGCTTATGTGGAGATCGAAGCCTTCGCAATCGCGAACCTGGTCGCAAAGATGGAAGCGGGAGAACTGGATCAAGCACCTATCTGGACGGACGTTAAAACGTTCCCAGCGGAACAATTTCACGGACTGGTGGACATCCTCTCTGGAGGCTACCCGTGCCAACCGTTCAGTGCCGCCGGTAAGCGACTCGGAACCGATGACCCAAGACACCTCTGGCCGTTTCTGCGCGGAGCAGTTCGAGCTATTCGACCAAGTCGAGTCTTCTTTGAAAACGTCGAAGGACACATATCGCTTGGACTCTCCACGGTACTCAGCGATTTGGACGAAGATGGTTACCGAGCAACGTGGGGAATATTTAGCGCGGCGGAATGCGGCGCGAGCCACCAGAGAAAACGAATGTTCATCTATGGAGAATTGGCCGACGGCAGCCGCGAGAGACTGGAAGGACAGTCCAGGTCCGTGGATGTACGATGCAGTCAACCCGGATGGAACGGAGCGGAACAGAACGGATCAACTAGCGCGGGCAGTTTACCACCAGCAGTGGCCAACCCCGACAGCGAGAGACCACAAAGACAGCGGGGAGAACGTGGACTGGGAGAAGTTGGCGAAAAAGCACAAGTTGGCGGGTGCGGTTCAATCATGGCCAACTCCAACCACGGCGGAGGCGCAAAAGATTCCGAATGTGGCGAACTACGGGCAGAAAGGCTTGAGCAACCACCCGTCGATTCGTGGCCTGCCAGACCGGGAGAAGCTCAGAAAGAGTGGGAAGAACCCAGAACAGTGGCCGACCCCAAAAGCGGCGGCACCGTCATCAACGAGGAAGCCGGGAACCGGGGGGAAAGAATTGGCGGAGGAAGCGCAGAAGAACCCAGAACAATGGGCGACCCCACGGGCATCTCAGGCGATGGCAGCCACGATAACCGAGAACCAAGTAGCAAGATCGAATATCCGGGGGAACGGGAACCTAGAGGAACAGCAACACCAATCTGTCGGTCAGAAACTGAACCCCGATTGGGTGGAGCAACTGATGGGAGTACCGGCAGCCTGGACCCAACTCCCCATCCATTGGTTAACCGAGTGGACAGACTGCGCCTCCTCGGAAACGGCGTTGTCCCGGCAACAGCAGCAAAAGCGTGGATCGAATTAAGCGGCAGATTTGAATGAACAGCAGAAACAAAGGAGCGAGAGGCGAACGTATGTGGCGAGATCAATTAAGAGCGGCGGGGTTCGAGGCGATCAGAGGCTGCCAGAACGCGGGGCGAGACGCGGGTGGTGGCGAGGCACCGGATATTATTTGTCCCGACCTACCGAAGGTTCACCACGAAGTGAAATTCGTCGAGAAACTGAATTTGCAGGATGCGATGAACCAAGCGGTGAGAGATGCCAAGCCGGGCCAGATCCCGATTGTCGCTCATAAGAGATCGAACTGCGATTGGAACGTGACCATCCGCGCCGAGGATTGGTTTAAGATTTTAAAACAAACGGATTTGGTATGCGGGTAGTTTCACGCCCAATTACCGGCCTGGGGGGTTTCATGGCTTTCTCCCCCCGGGCGAACTTTTTGCGGTAGTACCGCACTTAACAGAAAACGAAAATGATAATACAGGAATCGAGTGAGGGCGAATTGGCCCCAAAGAAAGTGCAAAACGCGGTGTGTGTTGCGGTGATCGATGTGGGCGAGTCCTACGGAATTGAGCCTAACACTGTCGCTAAAGATGGGGCAATCGGTATGCGTTTAATTCCGCCCCATAAAGATTACCCGGATCAAAAAGGAATGGCGGCAGTTCGATTCATATTCGAGTCGGAAAAACTAAAAGAAGACAACCAACCGTTCCGGTTGACGTTTCAAGCTAACTGCACAATGAGCGACAAAGGCAACCTCAAGCCATTCTTAAACGCTTGGGGGATCGAGATGGTCAAGGCTAGTGGTGGCGGATTCGACATGGTGGCTTCCTGCGTTGGGAAAACGGCGATGATAAACGTTATTCACGAAGTCAAAGGCGAATCAACTTACGCTAATATCTCAACCGCAATGCCTAGTGATTCGGATCTCAAGCCGAGCGGGGCTTTTGACAAAGCGGACTACATGAATTATTGCCGGGGACAATACGAAGAAAAGAAGAAAAAGGAACAACTTAACAAGTGACATGATCATCCCCGAAGCCAAGAAGGTCACCTCCTCCGGTCAGCACTGGTACACGCTGACCGGGGAGGCGTGTCATGTTCAACCGGACGGCAAGAACACCACGATAAAACACGCCAGACAACAGAATCTGGTGCCATCGGTTAGCGGGATTCTCGGGGTGGTGGATCATTATCACCT